ATGCTTCATTGATTGTACGTGAAGCGTGCTTGCAGATCTGTTGTAAAATAACAACAGTGTCTTCTAGTTCCTGCCTTGTCATGGTTGAAGGATTCATTGTGGAACTTTCTTGATTACAAACAAGCCCATAGGGTTACCCTCATGGTCTAAGTCATTAACCCAAGCCCAGAACTTAGCATCTACTCGGTCAAGAAACCTAGCAGCAATAACACCGCTAGACTTAAAATATACACCATACATTTTAATCCTCCAGTGATTGATTATCTGTAACGATTAATGAAACAATATATCTTTCCTCCTCTAGTATCTCATGCTCGGATACTTCGGGAATATCTGTTTCTAGAATATCTTTCACAATTCACCTCCGGCCATATAGGCACCATAATAGTCTTCAATATCTCGACAATCTATTGCGAAGCATTGCCCGGAATCATAAGCTGCCAAGTTCATCGCTTGGAAGAAATGGACAGAGAGTCCCCAACATGCTAGTAGGATGTGTTTCATGCTACCTCAGTAAACAAAGGCTTAGAGGTTTCAAGGCAGTCAGAGAGCATTTCGATTAGATTAGACACGTCCTCATCATTAACCCATAGGGTACAGTCGCCCATACCAGCAAACGATACTTTAATCATGGTCTGCTTTATCTCTCCATGACGGAGCACTACGAAAGGATATTTGGATCGATGATAGGTGTAAGGGTGCGTTGCGTCGTTTTTCATGGTTTCTCCAATGCTCAGAAGTTAGCAAAGACAATAGTCTCGTCGGTCTCGCCGACAATGAAAGTATGGTTTCTCAGATAAACCCGCACAGTCTTCCACAGATCATCTTCAGCAGCATCATATGGGATGTCATAGGCTTCGATGATCTCCTCTGGCGTCATCTCGTAGTAATCGCAGCAGATTTCGACAACATCCAACACATAGCCTTCCACATCATCCAAATAGTCAAAGAGTACTTTAAAACCATCATAGCTGAATTGATCTTTGCGACCAGCGGCACGGAAGGCATCACGAAAGTCAGAGAGGGTTACGCGAGTAAACACGATGTGGTTCCTTTGAAGGGTTGACAATGATGATGCACAACGCATCCGATAAGGCACACTAGTGTATGCCTTAGGAGGATGGATTGTCAATAATCACCAAAGAATTCTTTTCTCTCTTCGTCTGTCATATCATCGTAGGCAACAGCCCACAAATCACCATCTTGATAGAGAGTGTACCGCTTACCGTCTTTAGTAAGTGCGGCACGATCCAGGATCTCTGACCACGCATCCCAGTATGCTTCAGAGTCTGGATTCTGACACTCTGTCACACACCATGCAGAGGGATCGAGGCCCCATTCTGTAACATCAAACCCCTCAACAAAATCACGAGGTATGAAAGTACCACGAGCATCGGACAACAGAAGATGAACATTGTTTGACATGATTAGACTCCTTTGGTGGTTTAGATAAACGCTGCAATCAACAGACCTAAGGCGATACCGTAGGCCACGGCAAAGACACAATCGGCAAGGGTGAATGCTTTAGACATTGTAGGCTCCTCAATTGGCAGCATTGTACGACATTATGGCATCGGGAAGATACCAGTTAGCGATGTGCAGGTACGTGATGGCAGCATCACGGGTGCATCCCGTATCAGCCATCATAGCTGAAATCTTCAATTCACGGCTTGCCATGATTCTTTCAGGTACTCGCATTGTAAATTCTCCTGGTGTTTCGTCTGGCACCATTGCCTGATCGATGACTCTATTATGCATCCATCATCTGGTCTGTCAAGAACTTTTTTCTAGATACTTTCCCTAGTATTGTTGAGTGCATTGCAGGGTATTTGTTGGGCTGCATTGTTTCACGTGAAACACCGATGGTCTGTGGTCTGTGGTGTGTCTGTGGTGTGCCTATCAGGTATCAGTCAAGTGTACGCCAGAGGGTCCACCACAGCCCCTCACGCCAGATCCTTACAATCTGTAATGTACTACATGGTACATTGTAGTTTTACTACATAGTCTGGGCACTACATTGGTGCATAAGCATATACTTATATAAGCAATTACTGATGTAACCTGGCATGATTCTTGCATGATCCTCCAATCGTATGATGATTGAACTGCTCAGTCTACATTGTGACTGCTGAGTTCATCAGTGTACTGACAATGTGTGTACTGATCATCAGTGTACTGACGATGTGAACACTGAAGACCGGGGGAGGGGTCAGGGCTTCGGAGTAATTGTTGATGGAACCTCTAACGCTTACAAAAAAGTAAAACTAGAACGACTTCCTGATAAAAAAGTAGAAAGAGTTACAAAAAAGTGTTACAAAGTGACATAAATTGTCATTAAAGTTTCATGCAACCAATCATGCAAGACATCAGCTAAGTCCTTGTCAGTGCTTAAAAAAGAGGCAGTCTAAGAAGTCGAATCCGTACACCCTGGATGGGGGACTTTAGAGTAGACCCTCAATGTTGCAGTGCGACAACAATGAGTAACTAGTGTTGTATAAAAACAACAATGTACATCTACTAAAAATAAATGTTAAAAAACTATTGACAAAATGCTAAAAATGTGCTATGATATGTACTCTTGTACGATGAATACAAGACAGGGGCCTCAGTGAAACCGAACAGTAGGCGGCTGTTCTGATACAAACAAAGGTCTGACAATGAATCATAAGTAAGCATTAGGGATAGTTCACTAGGAACCCCCTGACGTTAATGAAGCATGTCAGAACTTTATAGTTACTATACTTAAGCTACCGCTCACAATACCGTCTCCGAAAAGGATAAAGACATGACTAAGCCTTCAGGCAACAAGATGGGTAGACCACCTAAGTCTGCCCTAGCAGCAGTTAAAGAGAATAGACCTGTCGGTAGACCTAAGGGCACCAAGGCAATCATTGATGGGTATGTACAGCGTATGCTTGCATCACCTAAGAGTGCTAAGGTCTTAGAGGCTATCTTTGATGCTGCACTAGATCCAGAGAATAAGAATCAAGCTGCTGCCTGGAAGTTAGTTATTGACAGAGTTGCACCCATCAGTGCCTTTGATGTGTCTTCTAAGGGTGGTAATGGTGTGCCTCAAATCAGCATCAACATAAGTGGCTTGAATTCCCCATCGGTAAGTTCTGAACAAGTTTATGACGTTAGTGACGTAGATTATACCGAACGGGAAGAGGAGGTTATAGATGACCAGTCTTAACTTCCAACTACTCAAGTGGCAACAAGAAGTCTTTAAAAGCGATAAACGATTCAAGGTTGTAGCTGCTGGTCGTCGGTGTGGTAAGTCTAGGTTGTCGGCAGTAACGCTGCTCATAGAGGGTTTAAACTGTCCTGAGGGCAGTCATGTCATGTATGTGGCTCCTACGCTGGGACAAGCCCGGACAATTATATGGGACTTGCTACATGAGCTTGGTAGGCCTGTCATCAAGAGTAGTCACGTTAACAACCTTGAGATCAGTCTTATCAATGGTAGAAAGATTCTGATCAGAGGTGCAGACAATCCTGACAGTCTCCGTGGTGTAAGTTTAACATACCTAGTGCTAGACGAATGTGCCTTCATTAAAGAAGATGTATGGCAGAAGATTCTTCGTGCTGCACTGTCAGACAAGAAGGGTAGAGCACTATTCATCTCTACGCCTAGTGGTCGTAACTGGTTCTACGATGTATATAAGCTAGGGTTGTCGGAAGAAGATGTAGAGTGGAAAGCGTGGCACTTCACCACCCAAGACAACGAGACTATTGATCCTAAAGAAATTGAGGCTGCTAAACGTACACTAAGTTCCTTTGCTTTTAAGCAAGAATACTTGAGTAGCTTTGATAACGCTGGTGCTGATGTCTTTAAGCAAGAATGGTTCAAGACTGCACCAGAGCCTCAGTATGGCTCGTATGTCGTTGCTATTGACTTAGCAGGCTTTGAGGACGTAGCAGCATCTGCTGGTGCAGCCAAGAAGCGTTTAGATGAGTCAGCTATTGCTATTGTCAAGGTAACTGACAATGGTGACTGGTGGGTAAAGAAGATTGAGCACGGACGCTGGGACATCAGAACCACCGCTGTGAACATCCTAAAGTCCATCAGAGACTATCAACCTATTGGAATAGGCATTGAGCGTGGGTCACTAAAGAATGCAGTGTTACCGTATTTGACAGATTTGATGCGAAAACATCATATTTACGCACACGTAACTGATTTAACGCACGGTAACAAGAAAAAAGCTGAAAGAGTTGTGTGGAGTCTTCAAGGACGCATGGAACACGGTCGTGTCAGCTTTAACGAGGATGAGGATTGGGAAGAGTTTCAAGACCAACTGATTATGTTTCCTACAGCGGGAGTGCATGATGACTTGGTTGATGCTTTATCCTACGTAGATCAATTAGCTGTTACTCCTTATCTTCAGGACTATGAAGAAGAAGAGTACGAAGTCTTTGACAAAATAGCGGGGTACTAATGAAACAAGGATTGTACGCTAACATTCAGGCCAAGCGTAAGCGCATTGCTGCTGGGTCTAATGAGAAGATGAGAAAGCCGGGTTCCAAAGGTGCTCCTACTGAAGAAGCATTTGAAGAGTCAGCTAAGACAGCAAATAAGCCTAAGAGGAAAAAGAATGCCTAAAAAGAAAGATCCTCGGTTGGAGAAAGCAGGAGTTAGCGGCTATAATAAACCTAAAGCCACTCCTGATCATCCTACGAAAAGCCACATTGTTGTCGCTCAAGAAGGAGATCAAGTCAAGACTATTCGTTTTGGTCAACAGGGTGTCAAAGGATCTCCTGATGGGTCTAAGCGTAATGAAGCATTCAAGGCCCGACACGCAGAGAATATTGCTAAGGGTAAACTATCAGCAGCCTATTGGGCGGATAAAGTAAAATGGTAAACTACGACGAAGAACACAAAGGCCCTGAGTACGAGGAGCCTACTGAGGAAGAGCGTGAGTTAACTTCTTGGGTTGTTGATCACTGTGACAGGTGGCGTGACCATAGAGACACTAACTTCCAAGACCTGTGGGAAGAATACGAGCGTATCTTCCGTGGTGTTTGGGATGCTGCTGACAAAACCAGAGACTCTGAGCGTAGTCGTATCATCAGTCCTGCCACTCAGCAGGCAGTAGAGACGCGACATGCAGAGATCATGGAAGCCATCTTTGGTAACGGAGAGTTCTTTGACATCGCTGATGATGTTAAAGACATCGATGGCAACCCTCTGGACATTGAAGCCATCCGTAAACAGCTTCACGAAGACTTCAAAAAAGACAAGATTAAGAAGTCTGTAGACCAGATTGAACTGATGGCAGAGATCTATGGTACTGGCATTGGTGAAATTCTTGTCGGTACTGAGATTGAGTACACTCCTGCCACACAACCGATGCCTGGAGTGCAAGCAGCAGCCATCGGTGTTCAGGAAACTGAGCGTGTAACGGTCAAAATCAAGCCTGTAAACCCTAAAAACTTTCTCATTGACCCCAATGCAGACAGCATTGATGATGCTCTTGGTGTCGCCATTGAGAAGTATGTCTCCATCCACAAGGTTGTTGAGAACATTGAGAAGGGTATTTACAAGAAAGTTAACATTGGTCCAGTGGCTGCTGATGATGACTTGGAGCCTACGCAGGAGTTGCGTAACTTCGAAGACGATAAGGTTAAGCTCCTGACGTACTATGGCTTAGTTCCTAAGGAATATCTGTATCCTGAGGAAAATGATTACGAAGAATTATTCCCTGAAGGCTCTGAAGCTGACGAACATTGCAACTTAGTTGAGGCTATTGTCGTTATTGCTAACGATGGAATCCTTCTGAAGGCTGAAGAAAGCCCGTACATGATGAAGGATAGGCCTGTGGTGGCTTATCAAGATGATACTGTCCCTGGTCGCTTCTGGGGCAGAGGCACTGTAGAGAAGGCTTACAACATGCAGAAGGCTATTGATGGTCAACTGCGGGCACATATGGACTCGTTGGCTCTTACAACGGCTCCTATGATAGCTATGGATGCCACTCGACTACCCCGTGGTGCCAAGTTTGAGATCAAACCCGGTAAAGCAATCCTTACTAACGGTGCTCCAAGTGAAATTCTTTACCCGTTTAAGTTTGGTCAGACGGATGGTAATGCGGTGGCGGCTGCTCAGAACTTTGAGAGAATGCTGCTACAAGCTACAGGCACCGTTGACAGTGCTGGTATGCCTAGTAACGTACCCCGTGACGCTTCTGCCGGTGGTATGTCGATGGCTATGGCAGGAATTATCAAGAAATACAAGAGAACTTTGACGAACTCAACAGAAGACTTCATGATTCCGTTCATCAACAAGGCTGTATTCCGGTACATGCAGTTTGATCCTGAGCGGTATCCGTCGGTTGACATGAAGTTTGTTCCTACAGCTACGCTGGGTATCCTTGCGCGTGAATTTGAACAGCAACAAATGATTGCATTGCTGCAAACTCTTGGCCCTAACACTCCTGTGTTGCCTCTGATCCTCAAGGGTATCCTTGAAAATAGTAGTTTGAGTAACCGTGGTGACTTGATTGCTGCTCTGCAACAAATGAGTCAACCTGATCCTGCTGCTCAACAGGCTGCAATGCAGCAACAACAGGCTCAGATGCAGCTTCTGGCTGCTCAGGTACAGGAATTACAGGCTAAGGCTGCTAGAGAGTCTGCTGAGGCTCAGAAGGCTTCTGTTGAAGCTCAGATTGCACCTCAAGTTGCTCAGGCAAAGTATATTGCCGCTCTGTCAAACAACCTTAATGAAGACAACGAAAGCAAGGACTTTGAACGTAGAGTCAAACTTGCTGAAATTGCTCTTAAAGAGAAGGATATTGATAGCAACGAACGTATTGCTTTAGCTCAGATGGAGACTAAACGTAAGGAAACTGAGCGTTTTAACAAAGCATTGGGTGAATAATGGATGAAGAAAAGCTCCTTATACTGGCTGAGAACATTGGTAAGCTCAAGAAACAGTTGCAGGAGCTTACCACTCAAGCTGAAACAATAAAGAAACTGCAAGGCCCTCAGGGGCCTGCGGGAAAAGACGGTAAAGACGGCAAGAATGGTGTTGATGGCAAGGACGGAAGGCCTGGAGCAGACGGACAACAAGGGCCTGCCGGTGCTGACGGTAAGGATGGTGCTGATGGTGTGTCGGTAGTTGATGCTAAAGTAGACTTTGACAACTCTTTAGTTATTAAACTATCCGATGGTACTGAGATTGATGCTGGTCAGCTTAATGTTGGACAAGCAGGCAATAGTGTATCAGTGATTCAGCAATATTCAGGCCCTACAACAACTGTTTCTGCTACTGCTCCAGCATCTCCTCAAATTGGAGACATCTGGTACGACATTTCTTAAAGGATAAATCATGGCTGTTACCTATACAACTGCTGTTAAGAATGCACGATTGAGTGCTGTGGTGTCTCAGATTGGCTCCACTGGTGTTTTGGAGATTGGCACCACTGGCATGGCTTCTGTGCTTGCCACGATTGCTTTAGATGCTACCGCAGGCACTGTTGCTAGCGGTGTTCTTACTTTTTCTGGCTTTCCTAAGTCTGATACGTCTGCTGATGCCACGGGCACCGCTGCTGCTGCACGCATCCGCACCGCTACTGGCGGTACTGATGTTATCACCGGTCTTACTGTGGGTTTGTCTGCTAGTGACATCATTCTAGATTCTTTAAGCATTACTGCTGGACAGACTGTTACGATCAATTCTGCGGCTATTACTCACGCTTAAGTTATGCCACAAGCTAATGATTCAGTCAGTGTCACCCCAGGCACAGGAGCTTTGATAGCAACTCAGCTTGTAGGGGGAAAAGAATATCAAGTAGTTTGCGTTGCTGACGAAAACGGACAGATTGAAGGAAGCAACCCAAGATACCGCTTAATTATTCCTTCACAAGCTGTGGGGGCTAACAAAGTATTCTGTGATTTATTTAATGCCACAGGGTCTGGTAAACTAATAAAAGTTTTGTCGTTGTTTGTCTATGCTGACAACGATACTGCTGTTACAGGTACTTTAGGTGTAGAAGTTGCTTTGACTCGGACTACAGCAGTTGGTACTGGTGGAACGGCAGCAGTTAATGATGGTACTACTTTAACTGCTCCTACTATTACTCGCTTTGATACTCTTGATTCAGTAGTGCCTGCTCAAATTACTGCTCGTTCAGCACCTACTGGTGGCGCCACTGCTGGTGCTTATCTTGGTTCTCGTTGGGTGTTCACTGAAGAAACCAACGCTGCTTCAGCTATTGCAGGCACAGCAGGTGCAGACATCATCCGTAACGAAGGTGCTAAACTGATTGTACGTGAAAACGAAGGCATTCGTGTCATACAAGGCGCTATTGCTTCCGTAGGCAACGTATCTATTGAGATCAACTTTGCATTGATTTAAGCCATGCTGTTATCACTGCTGCTAACACAAGGTGATCCGGGGGCTCCGCCATCAGTTTCAGGAAGTTTAGTAGCTACAGAAAGCAGTGCAAACACTTTTGCAAGTACCGGTAAAGTTCTTGTTAGAGGTGGTTTAACTGCAACTGAAACAGCAGTTAATACTTTAGCAAGCACTGGTAAAATTCTTGTTAAAGGGCCTTTTACAGTATCTGAAACAGGTGTGGATGTCTTTACATCTACAGGTACTGTTCCTGCTGCGCCTACAGTTTCTGGTGCTTTATCTGCTACTGAAATAGGATTAGACACTTTTAGTGCGTCTGGTAAAGTTGTTGTAAAGGCACTTTCTGCTGCTCTTTTAGAAGCAACGCCAGACACGTTAAATTCTCTTGGTAAGGTTTTAGTCAAGAGTACTTCCATAACTGTTACAGAAGGCTTTGTAGACACTAAAACAGCTATTGGTAAAGTTCTGATTAAGGGACCGCTCAGTTCTTTAGAAGCTACTGCTGATGGTTTTACAGCTAACGGCTTTCTTACATCATCTATTAGTGGTGTTCTAGCTGCCACTGAGTCAGGCGGAGGTGTTCCTTTTGGTGGCGTCTCTGCTGTCATGAAGTTCTGGAATGGTTCTTCATGGCAAGTTCTTTACAAAGATCCCACCATTTACACTTAAGGAACACTTATGTCTGATCCTGTATCCCAAGATGACTTTAGACGACTAGAGACTAAAGTAGATAAACTTACTGATGCAATTCAAAGATTGATTCTCATTGAAGAACGACAGTCTTCTCAGGGAGAACGCATTGGTAAATGTGAAACTAAATTAGCAGTTCATGAGAGTGCCTTAGGTAAAACCGAGAAGAAAGTAGATCAGTGGGTCAACAGAGGCATCGGTGTCTGGGTGTCTGCTGCTATTTTGTTCAGTATCTTACAATTTGGTGCAAAATTTCTATAAAACCTCTTGACAACAAGAGAGTTTTGTGGTATGATCCTTTAATGTTTAACAACAAGGTTTCCTTATGGACAAAAACCTACAAGATTATTACGAAGAAGCCTTTCATATGTTTTCTTTACAGGGTTGGAAAGACTTTGTAGATGACATGAAAGCTCTTCAGTCTGAAGTTATTAAGATAGAGAACATCAAAGACGAGAAGGACTTGTGGTTCCGTAGAGGAC